TGAAGGTGACGATTTCACGGGACAATATATCTGATACCAAGCCCGCACAACGCGGGCTTTTTCATGCCTACCAAAAACATGCTATACTGTCCACACCTACAACTAGCAGTGTGTGACCATGGCAGAATACAACGTCGAACTAACCGAGAAAGCATCAGAGTTTTGCCGCCTGATCGTGTTTGAGCGCGAGTCTCAGTACAGGGCTCATATGCGAGCGTTCGGGACGACTAAGGCCACAGCTCCAGCTGAGGCGTCCAAGTTGATGAAGCGCGATAACATCAAGGATGAGATTGCCCGCTTGCGCGACATGAAGAGCCAGGACGCAGAGTGGACGTTTGACGATTCCGTGGAGGAGTTGAAGGACGTGATCATGAACCCGGAAAACCAGACGGTTAAGGTCAACGCCCTGAAAGAGATCAACCGAATGTTTGGCTGGGATAAGAGGGTTGTTGATCATACCAGTTCTGATGGGTCTATGAGCACTGTAACACAAGAGGCGATCCTGTCAGCTCTAAAAGCAAAGCATGACTCCTGAAGAAATAGCAGATAACAGGACTGACCTCCTAACATTCACAAGGACCATGTTCCGCGCTCGAAAGGGTGCGGATCTCATGCCTGCGCCTCACCATAAGCCGATTTGCGATGCGCTTGAGCGTGTTGTTATCGGTAAGACTAAGCGTCTGATAATAAACATACCTCCTCGCTCTGGTAAAACAGAGCTTGCAGTAATTAGCTTTATGGCGTGGTGCATGGGAAACTTCCCGGATTCTGAGTTTATACATGCCAGTTATTCAAAGCGACTTGCTACTGCTAACACATATGCCGTGCGTGCAATAATGCAGCATGAGAGGTATAACGAGATATTCAGTCACACAATGCTAACGGGAGACAGCAAGGCAAAAGACGAGTTCAGAACAGAGCAGGGCGGAATTGTTTATGCTACCGGCTCAGATGGTACGATAACCGGTTACGGCGCTGGTAAGATGCGCGACATGTTTGGTGGCGCAATCGTGATCGATGACCCGCACAAGGCAGGTGAAGCTAATAGTGCAACCATGCGCCAGAACGTGCTTGATTGGTTCAGCACAACTATGGAGAGCAGGAAAAACAGCCCGGATACTCCGATTATCGTGATAATGCAACGCCTACACGAATCAGACCTGGCAGGTTGGCTGCTAGATGGTGGTAACGGCGAGAAATGGGAGCACTTGTGTATACCTGCAGTAACTCCGAGCGGTGATTCATTCTGGCCTGAGCAATTCCCGCTCTCTATGCTTGAACGGCTAAAGTCAACAAACAGCTATGTTTATGCGGGCCAGTATTTGCAGCGCCCAGCACCAATTGGTGGCGGCATATTCAAAGATCAATGGATCAGGCATTGGTCTGCTTTGCCTGATCTTGAGTACCGCATGATTTACGCAGATACCGCGATGAAAACCTGCGAAGAAAACGACTTCTCTGTTTTCCAGCACTGGGGAAAGGGAAAGGATGGAAAAATATATCTGTTGGACATGATACGTGGAAAGTGGGAGGCTCCTCAACTTCTTCAACAAGCGCGGGCGTTTTGGGATAAGTCAAAGGCCAATCACAAAGGTGTATTGCGCAAGATGAAAGTCGAGGATAAGGCCAGCGGGACTGGGCTCATCCAGCAATTAAAGCAAGGCGGCGTACCGGTCGAAGGGATTCAGCGCAACAAGGACAAGGTGACGCGGGGGTATGACTCAGCCCCGCAGGTCGAGGCTGGTAACGTGGTGCTGCCTGAGTCGCATGAATGCCTTTCTGATCTGCTGCACGAACTAACACTATTCCCGGCGGCGGCGCACGATGACACAGTTGATCCGCTAATGGATGCTATCAGTGACATGCTTGTTCAGCCTGAGATGCCAATAGTCACAATCAAGATGAATTGAAGCTTTGAACTATATAACACAAGGTGCTATCATATTGAAAACTTATAACGGTGCAGAATATGCCGGTTAACACAGAGCATCCTCAATATTCAGAGTTTTCACCTATCTGGCGGCGCGTGTCTGTAGTTGCCAAGGGGACCCATTGGGTTAAGCGATGCCCTGAATTGCTCCCGGCAGAGTTTGCGCACGAATACCCGGAGCGATATGAGCGGTACAAGGAGCGGGCATACATCCAGGGAGTAACTGGGCGGACCCGTGACAGCCTAGTTGGCATGGTATTCCGTAGACAACCGAAGATCAGCGTTCCGCCACTTGTCGAGCCATGGCTTGAGAACATCGACGGTGCAGGTCAGTCACTTGAGCAGGTGGCGAAGGCGGCAATGAAGCGGCTGCTCGAAAACGGGCGCTATGCTTTCCTTGCCGACGCTCCGCATGTCCCTGACGGGCTTAGTGCAGAGGATGAGGCTGCTATTGATCTACGTCCTACGCTTGCTGCCTACCCTGCGGAGAACCTTATCAACTGGCGCTTTGAGGGTATCAACGGAAAGCAAGTGCTGACACTAGCCGTTCTGAAGGAGTGCATCGACGCTGCCGGAGATGAGTTCGGTCATGAGGTGCAGACCGTGTACCGAGTGCTACGTCTAAGGGATGGAGTGTATACCCAGCAACTGTACAACATAGACGCCAGCGCAAAAACAGATGAATGGGTTCCGAAGGCTGCGGGCGGTAATCCGCTAGACTTCATACCGCTTCACATCGCTGGAGCAGAGAACAATCTGCCAGACGTTGACATGCCGCCACTGTACAACCTGGCGGAGATCGAGATAGCGCAATATAGAAACATCGCAGACCTTGAGGAAGCTGGTTTTGTTATCGCTCAGCCAATGCTGCACATCGACATCGGCCAAACTGACGTTAACACGTGGAATGCACAGAACCCGAACGGCGTAAGCTTTGGATCTCGTCACGGCATCACCACGGTTGGCGGGAAAGCAGAGATCATGCAAGCGCAATCCGATAACCTGAGCATGACGCTTGTTGATAGCAAGACAGCCCAGATGGCCCAGATGGGCGCGTCCCTGGTGCAGCGTGAGGGACAGGCCGAGACTGCTGAGGCGGCACGGATCAACGCAAGCGCAGAGGCTAGCGTGCTTGAAACGGTAGTTGGTAATGCCAGCGAGGCCATAGAAGCAGCGCTTGAGAGCATGGCGATATTCGCTGGCGAGAACCCAGACAACATTGAGTACGAACTAAATACAAGTTTCTGGGAAACCGGCCTTGATCCCCAAGCGCTGACAGCTGTGATGGCGGCGCGGCAGGGTAACGCGCTAGCAACACGTGACGTTATCCACATGATAAAAACAGGCCGGATTGAGCTGGAAGAAGGCAGAACTGCCGAAGACGTAATGGCCGATGTGGCCGATGAGATAATCCTAGATGCATAGTCCGTCAGTGGCGGACTCAACCAACGCGGTCAGTGACCGGGAGCATAGCATGAGCGACGAAGCAATTACCGAAGATCTTGAAACCGTAACCGAGCCGGAAGGCGATAAAGCCACAGAAGAAAACCCTGAAGTGGCGGAGCTTAGGGCTGAACTGGAGCGGTACAAAGCAAAGCAGGCCGAAGCCGAAAAGCACCGCAAGGAAGCCGAGAAACGGGCGCGTGAGATTGAGCGTGAACGCCAGGAAGCAGAGCGGCGCAAAGCTGAGGAAGAAGGCAATCACCAGAAGCTTTGGGAGACCGAGAAGGAGCGGGCCGAGCGACTGGAGGCAGAGCTTGCCGAGCGTGACAAGATTCTTGAGGACATGAGGCAGAAAGAAGTGGAGATGGCGCGTGACAACGAGACTACATCTCTGGTTTCCGAGCTAACATCTGATAGAGAAGAATACCCGTCACTGGTTGATGGGTCAGGAATGAGTGGGGGCGGTGCCCTCGGAGCAAACGGCGTCAGTGGCGCGACAACCAAGGGCCAGGAGGCGAAAGCCAAAGGCGATTTAACCGGGTTTCTGCAAGCCCAATTATCACAGTAAGGAAGGAAAACTATGCCTGTACTCTCCCCCGACCTGTCATCCCTGCTGAATGACAAGGTTATTAACGAAGCGTTTGATATTGCTCGGTCTAACCGGACCGGTATCCTTGCAACTGCCAGCATGGGCGGCCAGCGTATCGCGTATGATGGTTACAAGATGTCATGGCTGGATATGCGTGTTGACGCCACCAGCTCTACCGCTACCGCTGACGCCACCGACAGCGCAACCACTGTTGCCGTTGCTGACGGCTCCAAGTTCCGAGCTGGCATGACCGTCAGCCCTGAAGGTAGCGATGAGGTACTGCTGGTAACTGCTGTATCTGGCGACAACCTCACAGTAGTTCGTGGGTTCGGCGGATCTACCGCTGCCGCAATCACCACTGGCGACGTGCTTACCATCGACTCTGTGGGGCGCGAGGAAAACTCAACCGCTCAGAACGATGGCATCTTCCAGCCTGACCCTGTAGAAAACTACTTCCAGACCATGGATACCGCTGTAGAGTTCTCCCGTCGAGCTCTGGCCACAATCCAGTTTGGCAACACTAACGATCTGGCGTTTCAGGTTTCCGAGCGAATCCGACAGCTGACCATCCAAATGGATCGCGCCCTGGTACGTGGCCGCAAAGCTACCGCAACCATTGGCGGGGAAACAGTAACATACACCGGTGGTTTGCGCTACTTCCTGAGCCAGTCTGGTGCTATCAACACAGACGCGTCTGGCGCGCTCACTCTGGACAAGATCAACGCGGTAAACGCTGAGATTGTTTCCCGTGGAGGTACTGCAAACACCATCGCCGTTGGTATTGAGCAGGCGCGTAAGATCAACTCCCTGGTATCTGCCAACTACAGCTCTGATCGCCTGGCTAACTGGGTAGCCGACGAGGGTGCCGTGATGCGACTGCCGACAGATCTGCCTCTGGTTGGTAACGTTAACCAGATCGTGGTCGATACAAACCTTGCAGACGATGAGCTGATCATCTACGACGCAGGCAAAATCAGTGTTGTGCCGATGGCTGCAGGTAACGCCGCAGAGTCCGGCGCATGGCGCACCATGGAT